GCTCAATAACAATTGGCTCTTAGACGCAGGAGATATCAAATTGCAAGTGCGCGGGTGCTTGCAGAGCGGCAGAGCTGACACCCTGTTTAGCAACACCGTCATCAATGCTCTAATGGTCTTGGCCTGCTACAAATTCAAGAACCTTAGATTCATGGCCTTTCAGGGAGATGACAGTGCGGGCTTCTGCGACACCGCAACCTTCCGTGGACCACGCGATCTACTCCCCTACATGAAGCCGGTGATTTCAAAGATCCCGACCTTGGTCGGCTACTTGCTCGCTGACGGGCTATATTTAAATCTGCCCAGGGCTATTGCCAAGCTCGCTAGTCGAAAATTCATCGGCGTCAACGACTTGGTGAAATATCAAACAGCTGTGAGGGACTGGCTCCGCATTGCGGACAATGAACGAGACTACTTTGCCACCATAGTGGTCAATGCGAGACACTACCAAAAGAGCGAGAGATTGTTCACCCCACTCATGTCTTACCTTTATTGGTTTTCGGGGGCCGGTTCACCTTTGGTCTCCACAACCAAGCAACGCGGCCTTTACTCAGGGATCAAAGACGGGTGCCCACCCCCGCGCCATAGCTACCTCACCACCCCGCATGTTTGGGCGTCTGTGACGACGGAAGATCGGTTACCAGCGTTGGTTGTAAAATAGGTCAGCTAACGAGATGGCATGTTTTCTTGGACAAATGATCCGCGGGTGCCTTCGATCTCTGTGGTGGACGGCCAGAGCGAATTGGATGGCTTGTACGACACGGTCGCAGGGGCGGCCGCACTCGAGGCCATCATCTTCGCCCTCCAACGGACGGATTATTTAGCCGACCAACTTTTCAAGGAAACCACCGACCATCTTGTGGAGGCATCTTCCACCTCCGCCAACCTCACGGTCTTCCCGGTGGTGAGCGAGGCCCAACGGCTGGAAAACGGATTGTTCTCTCACAGCTTCGGGACTTATATCTTGCCTTTGGTGGCCTCCACATCCACCTTTACCAATGCCGCACCAGGGGACTACCGCGACGGGGGACAGGCGCGCGACTATCTTGCGAGCTTTGTTGAGACGCCGATCGGTTCATACAGCGAGGGGGATGGGGTCCCGAGCTGGCAACTGGACGTCGAGGGCGAGTTACCTACTTCGCAGGAGACTATCAAACTCACTCGCAGCAGGACCCGCGTGGTGATTGAGGATGAGGGTGGTTCTGCGTCAGTGGCAGTTCCATTCGAACATCTTGTGATCTTCACCACCACTCCTCGGGGCTACACGCTTTCTCACGGGCTGCCTTTCGGCGAAATAACTTCCTATGACAAGGAGATGCTTTGGTGGCCTCCAAACGACTTGTACGTTGAGACTGACAGTCCCGGCTTCCAGGTTGTTGTAATTTCTGGGGTGGTTGAGTTCCTCGGTGATGAGCCGTGCTTCAAGGGAAATGTGCATGATGCAACCCTCTTGGCTGGGTTGAATGCGACTTATCTGCTCATTCAGGCCGCCATCGAGCGGAAAGTTAAAGAGACTATAATGGAGAACTTCACCACTCAGCAGCTCTTGGCTGCTGCTCTCCCAGTCTACAATTCGAGGACTCTGGCCTCATTGACCAGTTCTGCACTTGTAGCTTCATTCACGGAACTGGAGGGAGAGGCTAAGTTCTGGTACGGGCAACACAACGACAACTGGGTCCACGGATACCTGGACTCTAACTTAGATTGGGGTGGCGGCGACCGCGTTCGAAACGCCTCCATCAAAATCGCCAATAAAGCCCACCCCGTCGGGTCAGTCCCCACCCATGACAAGACTGTGGTGACCGACAACGGGGTCACCGCGACAATGTGGTTAGCGGATGGCGATCTGAACAATCTCTTGAATGCAGACGGGGAGGCTGGATCCGTCCAGTGGATAGGGGAACAAGCTTATGGCAAAGAGCCCTACCTGGAATGCAGAGTGGCGAATTATCAAACGCCTCTCTTCGTACCCCACAACCTTTATGTGAACATAACTGCTGATGCGGTGGTCGACGCGGGAGCGAAGTGCCAGATCACAGTCGAGAGAGACGGCCACGTTACCATCTACAAACCGGAAGTTACAGCGGAGGACGGAGAGCTGCGAGTGAAATTCATGGTAGACGTTGCTAGAGTCAATTTCGACATCAGCGACCTTCACCGCTCCTCCACGCGACCCAGCACCGGCACGAATGTTGAGAACGGGCCCAACAATGAGTATCTCTGGGATGGACGTCTAAAAGTTGAGTATGGCAAATACACCAATTACTTGGGGAGCTTTGCAATGGCCAGGGTGCCTGCCGACCAAACCATCATAAACCGCCTTGACATAGCACGCGATGAACTGTTCGACCCAAACAGCGACATACTACCCACTCGGGTCAAAATCCAGTTCTCACGCGTCGCCCCAATTATGCTTTCACCACGCAGGGTGGATGTCGGGGAGGAGCAGTTGTGGGCCTCCGCCCTCATTTCAGCTATTAAAACTGGCTATATGGACTACCGCCTAGACACACAGGAACAACAAATTGAGGCGCTGATTCAGGCAACCGAACCAAGCGTTTTCGGCGTCATAGCTGCCGGCGCATACACCATCTC